TGTGTTCGTCTGAAGGAACACAATCGTTTCCTACTACAACTACTCTTTCAACAACTTGATGAGAGTCTGATGTGAATCCTGTTGGATCTGTTTTTACTTTTAGTTCTGCGAAATGTGCCATATTTTTATCTCCTTAAAAATATTATATTTATATTTTAATTTCCTGCTATTGTCAACGTTCCTGTTACAGTAAATGTTGCTGTTTTACAGCCTCCTGGAGTTGTAGCCGTTGCATTAGTTCCGGGCGATACTGAAAAAGTTATAGCACTTGGTGCTCTAACTATTACAATTCCTGGTCCACCTGCACCTGAAGTGCTAACACCTCTTGAACCACCTCCTCCACCACCAGTGTTTACAGAACCAGGAGTTATAGAGCTGTTTCCATCTCCTGTTCCTCCACCACCACTTCCACCAGCACCAGAAGTATAGCTACCCCCTGTATCTATTGAACCTCCACCTCCTCCAGCATAAGTTACTGAAGAACCTGTTATTGAAGAAGCTGAACCATTACCTCCATTACCACCAGCAGAACCAGAACCAGCGGCACCAACAGCACCAGCACCACCACCGCCGCCAGCACCATATTCAGCTAAACAACCAGCACCATTACCACCTGCATTTCCTTGTCCACAAGTACCAGAACCCCCACATTTATCATAGCCACCACCCCCTCCAGAACCACCTGAAAGTCCATTACTTGATGTATGATAACCACCACCACCACCACCTGTTGATGTTATTGTACTAAACACTGAATTTGAGCCGTTATTTCCTGTACCATTACCTGGTGTTCCAGTACCCCCACCTCCAACGGTAACTTCGTAAGTTTTATGTTGTGTAAATAATGCTGCTGCACAGGCATTACAATAAGAAGTTAATAAACCACCTGCTCCACCTCCACCACCATATAATTTACCACCACCGCCACCACCAGCAACTACCATGTAATCTACATCTACATAATTATAAACCCATTCATCATTTTTAACTTGTTCATATACTGTGTTCATGGACCACATTCCACTTGCTTTGTTTAATTCTTTTACGATAACTATTCCTGGGCCACCTACACCAACTGGACTAATATAACCACTTGATCCTCCACCACCTCCGCCTCCAGTGTTATCTGTTCCAGGAGATGCTCCTACTGGAGCTGGTGCTGGAGAAGTTGGACCTGCTCCTCTTCCACCCCCACCTGATCCACCTGTTCCACCAGTTCCAAGATAATTAGATCCACCTCCACCACCACCTGCATAAGTTACTGATGATCCTGTTATTGAATTAGCTGTACCTGCTCCACCTGCACCTGCAGTACCAGTAGGATTAGGTGATCCTCCATTTCCACCAACAGCACCTGCTCCACCTCCACCAGATGAAGTAGCTGGATTTGTTCCACTACCCCCTGTATTTCCTTGTGGTGGACTTACTGGTGGTGTATTACCTGCTCCTCCTGTTGTAGCTGGTGTACAAATTGCAGTACCTGCTCCTCCACCTGAGCCACCTGCTAAACCATTACCTACCTCAGTACCACCTCCACCACCCCCTGTACTTGTAATTGTTGAAAAAATTGAATTTGCTCCTAGACCACCAGCTCTCGATGGATTTGTTCCAGCAACACCTCCACCCCCTATTGTAATTGGATATGCCGTTGCTCCGCAAACGGATAAAGAACAAGATGTTCTATAACCACCTGCACCTCCTCCACCCCCATTATAAGAACCTCCCCCACCACCAGCAATAGTTAAAGCTTGAACAATTTTAGTTCCGGGTTGTGTTGTAAGTGTTCCTGTGGCTGTTACAGTTGTAACTTTACATTTCCCTGCTGAGATTGTGTTAACCGGTCCAATAATTCCGCCATTTGCCATAGCTAATTACCTTCCTATGCGTCGTCTAATACTTCGTATGAAATAAATAAGTCTAGATCACCAGAAGCACTAGCTCCACCTTTAAGGATGTCACCTTCCATTAAATAAATTGGTGTATCAGATAAAACTAACGTTGCGTCAGCGGGTACTGATATTGTTTTTGCGATGTATACTGTTGTGCCTGCTCCTGTTGCGGAGAGTCCTGTTGCTCCAGCTGTTGTTAAACCGTCAACATATAAACTAACGTCCGCGGCTGCTGCACCATCAACATTGGCAACTGTGATTCTGTTTATTTTTAAAATTTTGTCTGCATCTACTGTTACTAAAGTAGTAGTTGCTGTAGCGGATAGATTCCAACCTAAATTACCACCTAGAATATTTGTTACTGATACTATATTGGGATTTGCCATAATTTTTTATTTCCTATTTTTTATTCTTATCCGAAAATCATTGCCATTGCAATAGCTTTTCCTGTTGTTATACCAAAAGTTGATGTAGCTGTCCACCCTAGAGTTCCAGATCCATCAGTTGTTACTAAAGCTGTAGAAGTAGCCCCTACTGCTGCGGGTAAAGTTACTGTGTAAGAGCCCGAAACTGTAGCATGAGATTTAATACCTGTATAGGCACTATCATCACTATCTCCAAGTCTCAGCTCTTTTTGAGAATTAATAGTTAATCCTGTTCCAGCTGTCCAAATTAGATCAGCGTCACCTGCAAAGGCACCTGCATTATTATATTGAATTTGAGTAGTTGACCCACCTGGAGCAGTTGTTGCATTTACTTCTGTATCATAACAACCTGTGTTAGTTGCAACACCATCAAAATAAACAATCTTATAATCTTTTTCAGTAGCACCCCACGTAACCGTGGCCCCACTACCTGAGACTGCTTTTAATTGTACAGTGTAAGCACCTGATGTACTATTTTTAATAATGTAAAAAGTTTCCGTAAGAAGAGGTACAGTTACAACTTTGTTTCCTGTAATTGTTTCTGCTGATACGGCTCCTAAAATAATAACTCTATTCTGAGCGGCACCTGTTAAAGCTCCATCATCAATTTCTAAAGGTGTAGTGTTAGCTCCAGTACCATCAGCATTTAAAGTTTGAATTGTAAATCCACCTAATAATTGTTCTGCAAGGTTTAAGTTAGCGTTAGTTTTTGTTCCCCAAGTACCAGCGTTTTCGCCAGTTGCCATTAATTCAACGCCGAGATTGGTGTATGTTGATGCCATAAATTTTGTTCTCCTAATAAACCTTTAATTGATATTACTTATAAAGTCAATGACGTTATACACTATCAACGTCCGTATAACCAGCACTTTGTGTTGCAGTTACATTACTATAACTTGCACTTTGAGAAGCAGCTATATCACTATAACTAGCACTTTGTGTTCCTGTAACATCTCCATATCCTAAAGGTGCTACATTTCCAATACTAACAGTTGCTGATACTCCAGTCAAGCCCATTACATCAGCAGGAGAAATTAATCCAACTGTTGACGTTAAAGATAGTCCAGTTAATCCCATTACATCAGCTGGTGCTAATGTTCCCACTGCAGAAGTTAAAGATAATCCAGTAGGTTGAACTGTTGGATTAGATGTAACAGTTACACCCCCTACAGCACCTAATGCTGAAAGTCCTGTTAATGATTCTGTATAATCTCCTCTAGCAACTGGAGAACCTATTGCAGTCGTTAATGCAAGTCCTGTTAATGGAATTCCCACTCCAACAATAATTGAACCTACTGCAGTTGTTGCAGCTTGACCTGTTAAAGTAAATGTTGGACTCGATACAAATGATAAAGATCCTACAGTAGTTGTTGCAGAAAGTCCTGTTAATCCCATTACATCTGCCGGCGCAATTGCACCAACGCTTGATGTTACTGAAAGTCCTGTTAATGGAATTCCTTCTCCAATAATAATTGCACCCACAGCAGAAGTTGCTGAAAGTCCTGTTAATGGAATTCCTAGTCCAACACTAATTATTCCAACTGAAGACGTTGCAGAAAGTCCAGTTAGTCCCATTACATCTGCCGGCGCAATTGCACCCACAGCAGAAGTTGCTGCTACTCCATTAATTAAAACTGTAAGACCTGACTCGCCCCAGTTTTCTGTTCCGTATGTATCAGAGCCCCAACCTAATTCATTGAAGGGTGTAACTGTACCGAGTGTTGTTGATAATTGTGTAGGGGCTGTAAGAATTACATCAACATCGGCTTGATCGCCCCATTGATTTTGTCCCCAGGTTGTTCCGGATTGTCCCCAAGTATTAGCCATAAGGAACTACTCCTTATGCTATACCGATAATAGCTGTTCCTGCAGAAGCTGCTGGAAATTCAATTGTGAAAGTTCCACTTGTTACAGTTTTATTTCCACCAAAATCTATTGCACAAACTGCTGGATCACCAGCTGCTGTGTCATTAAAAATTAAACATCCTCTAGCTGTAAAAGAAGCTGAACTCCATGAAGAATTAGCAAAATCACATACCGCTGTATCAGTTGATAAAACTGGTGTCACACTTGTAAGTGCGTTTCCTTTTGCAGAATAAGCTGAACCTGAAGCATTTGTAATTTCGTTAGTATCCGAGTAAGCTGTTGTTGATTTACTTAAAGTTGCACTATCTGTATACAAAGCTAAATTAAAAGTATCGCCCGTTGACGCAGTAAAATTGTGCGTACCTGTTAAAATTTCTACTTTGAATGAATTACATATTGCCGATGTTATTGCCATAATTTTTTGCTCCTAGTTATTGAGGTGGTGACTCGATTGCAATTCTTATTGTACCATCTGAGTAATCATCTCTTCTTCTTCTACCAATCTGCATTGCTGCAAACTTTTGTAATTCATTAGTATACTTTTGTTCATATAATGTCAACATGTCTGTTGGTCCTTTTAAGAAGGCAAATGCTTCTAGTAAACAAGCATAGAGTAGCCCTTGAGGGAAGTAATTACTAATATACGTTGTAGAATTACCATCGGCTCCTGAACCAAGGCCCACGGGCATTTTGTTATAATATATTCTAAAGTTGTAATTAACATCGGGTGTAGGGGCTAAATAAATGGAACCTGAGTCTGTATCACTTAATCCTGTTGCTCCACCAAACATAGAGTAATATTTAGGGATTCCTGTTACATCTTGAGCTGTAGCAGAACCTTCTGGTCCTGTTAATCTACCAACGTATTCAGATAAAAAAGTTTGATCACGTCTCTCTAACCAAAAACCCTGTTCTGTAGTATTAGATGCATTAAATACTTCTACACCTCTTACAAATAAAGCTCCTGCCGGTACTCTAATATTATTTACATCAGCTGCCATTGTTCCTTGTTCAACAAATCTATCTGAATCCATAGGGATGTCTAAATTAATTCTGTGTTGAGCGGCCATAATAAAACCATCAACAATAGTTTCTGTAAATACATTAGCATCAACTTCACTATAATCTCTTATAGCTGTTACTAATGTACTATATGTGTAATGTGATAGTCCTGCCATAATTAACCTTTATCATTAACGGGTCCAATTGTACACTGAAAACCGCCACCTGTTACTGTTGTAGTTGCATTAGAAATTAAAGCAACTGTTAAAGAATTGTATTCTGTTACTGTTGAAGGTTGTGCACCTGTTTGAACAGTTGTTGCAACAGCTGTTGCTAAATAAGATCCATAAACTTTTGCTGCCGTAGCGTGTGTTCCTGCAGTTGTAGCTGGAGGTGTATTTCCTCTATAAGGTGCTGCTGTTCCTCTAGTACATCCTGTTAAATCATTTCCTGATTTTCCTGTGTATTGAATAGTTTCATTTTCATAAGCTCCCGATGTACTATTTACTTTTTCAATAACAATATATCCAGCTGTTGGAAATTCAGTTGCATCAGTTAAAGTAATTGTTGTATCGACAGCAGTAAGTGTTTCATTTAGAGTTGTAGCTAATTCAAGTATAGAAATTATAACACCTCCAACATCTTGTTTAACTGTTTGAAATCTTACATAAGATGTTCCGGCATTTAAACCATTTGAAGGAAATGAAATACTAACATTTGTACTTGAAGCTGTAGTTGTAAAAGGATTATTAGGTAAAATATCTTGGACTGCAAATTCTGTTCTTGCAGGCCTTACATTTAATAAAGCTTGTGGATCTGCTCCTACTGGATGAGGTTTTAATTGGGGTTGTTTAATTTCAAATTCAGAAGTATGGACCAAGGCTCCTGTCCATTCTTTTACCATCTCTCGATAAGGGAACGCGGCCCCTGATCTATCTGAGATAGAGAGTGCTCTACTTCCTTTTGCAAATCTAGCCATAATTAAACTCCTGGGTAATATGCTTTAGGAGTAATAAATGTACTAGCTGGTGAACCATCTTCTGATAAAGCTCTAGCAAATTCATCCTCATATAACAATTTCATTTCTTGTGTTCTTTGTGGTGAAAATTTCATAGATAAATAATAAGCTAATCCTGAAACCATACATGGAATAAATCTATAAGGTGTATCAGTTGCATTACTATAAGCTCCCACATCTTGAATTCTTTTTACATAATAAATGTTTAAATAATTACTGGCTGCAGTTGAGTTAGGTAAAGGATAAACAGTTAATGTAACTTTATCAATAAATCTTTGAATCCAGAATTGAGAGGGAGTTCCAGCAGAAGCTTTATTTGCTGTTGCAGCATAAGCGTCTCTTGCAACTTTAGTTAAACCAGTATCTGATTGAGAAGTAGTATTATAATTTTGTCTATAGTTAACATTTAAAATATCAGTAATACCATAAACATTTGTTGTTGGCACAGTTGTTGCTTGAGGTGAAGCTGCTGCTGCCGCTGCACTATCGGTTGAGTTTCTATAAAATGTATATGTTCCAGCACCTTCGTCTGTTGCATTTACATCAGTAGAAGAGCCTACTATTAAATTAATATTAGTATTTCCAACTTCCCAAAAATGAGCACCTCTATTACCCCATTCTTGAAATAATATATTTAAAGATCTTCTAGCTGTTTTAAGTTGGTGTCCAGCAGTTCCAACTAAACCAATACGCTCGTAAGCATCTTGTATAATTTCATCGATTGAAAAGTCCTGATCAAATTGATAAGCACCTGAAGTTGTATTAGACATTTAATACTCCTTTAAAATGTTCCTATAATATAAAAGAAATCACAATTAGTTACATCTACATATAAACCTGTATCAGCATAAATTCCCGCACCTGGTAAATTAAATTCAACAGTTTCATTAGCGTTTGCTGCAAATTTTCCATGATAAATTAATGCAGACGCTGTTTTAGCATCTCCAATTTCATTATATATTTTTACTTCTGCATCCGCCGCTGAAGATTGTGCAAAAATACTCATAATATTGCATTTAGTAATATCAGCTGCCGATCCATTAACAAGTGCTTGAACTTGTCCATCTGCGGTTAGTACTACTGATTGTTTAACTTTTGATGTTATTGACATATTTTTTTCTCCTTAAAATTTTGTAGGAGCCCCGAAGGGCTCCATTAATTATTTATTATACTTCTTTTGCCCAAACACCTTGAGCGTCTACTACTGTCCAAAAGTCAGTTGAGTTTAAAGATGCAATAGTAACAAAGTCACCTACTTTAGATGTAGCTTTTGTATTAATAAGATCTTTAGCGTCTGTCAAAGATCCAGCATACAAAACACCATCTGCTGCGGCAGGACTAATTGTAAAAGTGTTAACACCATCTTGTGCAGTATTTACAAATGTAATTACTCTTCCGATTGAGATTGCAGGTAAAGTAAAAACAACACCATCAGTTTTTGATGTAAGTGTTTTTCCTGAATCACCGTTTACTACAGTATAGCTAGATTCTTTTTTTTCAATATTAAATCCAGTTACACCTGCTTCATTAATTTTCCCTTGAAGTACGGGTCCTCTAAATAGAGTTGTTGCCATGATATATTCTCCTAGTTATTATGAATACTGTCTCTAGGCCGTCCACTATATTAGGTCAGCATTCAATTAATTTATTATATAGTAAGTAAGTAGTACACTAGATTTGAATAGAGTGCAAGAGATCCTACGGTAAAAATGCGATTTACGCGATGTAGCTTTTGTCTAAGTAGCTACAGAAACTTGTGGAGCAGCAGCTTCTACGCTGTTTTGTAAGTGAGCAATCCTAGCTTCTTCAAGCTTTATGTCAGTAATGACCTTTTTAATCGTGTCATCTATCCTAACCATGTCAAGAGTATATCTGTTATTATCCAGATGCTCCTGTTGCCACTTCAACTCCAAGGACCTTTTTTGTTGGTACAGGTCTTGTATCATTGATAACCTCTTCATAAGTTATTCTATTTAATCCCGAATGGTAACTATTTCCGAGATATTCCCAAACTATACCCTTTTCTCCTAGTTTGTCAAGTATAACCTTTTCAACATTTTCAGCTGTATCTTCATCATGTTCAATATTAAATTTAGCATGGTGATCGTAGGCCCAGATATTGATTAAAGTTTTTTTCATAAGTTTTTCTTTCTACTATTTAAATGTGGCGGAATTGTGTCCCGCCACAAAATTATTTACTGATTACGCACCTTCGCAGCCGAAGATACCTCTAAAGTCTGAAACGCCGAAAGCGTATCTTTCTCTAGCTTTGTATCTAACATTGCCTGTATCGAAGTCCCCTTCCATTGACGTAGTCAACGGAGTTCTTGAGAACATCTTCATACCATTTGGAACGTCTGTCGTAATGTACCAAGAATCAGCATCAGTTAAAAAGTTATTAACTCTGTAACCTTGTGGGATCATTCCCATACTGTTGATTGCATTGATGTCATTATCAGCTGTTTGAGTTCTACCTTGAGACTTCATAAGTCTTTCAGCATTGAACTGATTCGCAGAAGGAATTATCATTTTAACTCCTTTTGCAGCTATTCTCAAACCTCTTTCATCAGTCATCGCAGCGATATCAATCAATGCTTGTTCTAATGAAGTTTCGTTTAAGTCCGCTTGAGTTGTTAAAGTGTTTTTTACTGTACCCGCGATAGTTGGGTGAATAGTACTAAACAAGTTTTTGCCATCACCTGATTTAAATGCTGATGTACCAGTTATTGCTGGTAGACCATTATTTAAAGGGTTAGCGCCTTTAACTTCTTTTGCGTTAGACATAGATCTTGCTAGTGCTTTTGTGTATCTAGAAGAAAGTCTGTCATAAAGGTTGTCCTCTATTGCTTCTTCTGTGATAGCGAAAGCTAGCGCGATCGTTTCCATAGTGTATCTTGCAGTATAAGTTTCTTGTGCATCATCGTATGATACGCCTTGACCTTCTGCTTTTACATCTGCGTTAGCGAAACCAGATAACATTACTTCCTCTTCGAAAGCTCTGTCTGATGATTCCGTAGTATAAATTTCAGCATGCTGATTTTCATACTTTTTGTATTCAAGCCCGAATAGTGCATTCAAACCTGGTTCTAGTTCTTTAACTAGTTGTGCTCTTGATATTGCCATGTTTTTATACTCCTATTATTGCCATGTTACAGCGTTGTCTAAGTACTGGTTAAGATTCTGACAAACAACAACGCTTCTATTCGCCGCGTTCTCATTATTTTCAGGATCTTCCGCCGATCTTAGTAATCGCCATTGATTTGCTGTGTCCGATACTCCCGCTACTAATAGCTTCGAACTTGACTGACCAGAAATTTCTGATCCTGCTGCAGTTACAGTCATACCATATGTTTTACCATAAGCTGATTGTGCTACTGCACCATCCACACAAACTGTAAACAGTTGTAGAGGGTTGTCAATTACGAAAGCCGTAACGTCTTCACTATCTGCCGGTGTAATCGGTTGATTATACCAGTTCGCCCATGTAGGTTTTTGAGTCGTTGATGCATTATAAAAAATGCCGTTCAAAATCCCTATAGAGCTGTCTGTTATAGCCGCTTGTGCAGTTTTGATATATCCAACTTTGCTCTGTACTACAGAACCTTGGAATAAATCAACAGCATACCCAGCGTCTATGTAGTATTTGCCTTGACCGCCAGCAGCGTCAGTTGAACCAACGGTACCTTGAGCTATAAGACCAAATCCTACAGTGTTTCTATTTGCCATAGTTATTTTCTCCTTATGTGACCTATCCTTGCGGATCTCCAGTCACGGTTAATGTTATCGTTGGAGAAAGAAATATTATTTCTTTGTACCACCGAAGTTTTTGCTAGAATGCTCATACTTCATGGGCATTCTTTTATCCTGATCCTTCAGTAAGTCGTTTTCTAAAGCTTCGTTTTGTCCTTCAGTTTGTCTTTGCTGATAGGCAACACGGCTTTGTGCGAGTTCTTCCGGTATCCTTGCCAGGAGAAGGCCACCTACTCCAATGACTCCAGCGTATTTTCCGTCTAAGACAGTAGGGTAAGAATCCGAATCATATTCGTCAGCTCTCACTAACTCATAACCAGATCTCAATCTACCGTGAATACTTTTGGTATCATTGAAACCCATTGACTCTGCTCTTATCCATCTGTGCCTAAATCCGTCAGGCGCTGGTGGTGCATCTAAAGATGATGGGGGCTTATACTCTTTTGGTCTTTCAGTCTTTGACCGAATACTAGCCGCACGTAAAGGTTTTTTTTGTTCTACTTCATTTGTCATATGCTTATGCTCCTTCCGTGAGTTTTAATTGTTTTGCATACTCTTCTAGTGGCACACCTAATTTTTTAGCTATTGCTACTTGTGATGATGTGAGTCTCACAATTTTGCGTCCTTGTTTTACGCTTCTATTCGCAGAAGCCACTGACTGAACAGGTTTAGACGTAGTTGCATTAGTATTACCAAATTTATGAGGAAAGTCAACTCTAATCCTTTTGTCTATTTCTACATAATACTCGTCACCTTTAGGATCAAAGCCTTCTTTATCTACTAAATCCTTATGAATTTCAAACGCAGTAAAAGTCATAGCTCTATCTTTTCCGAACCATGTATTTCTACTTGCCCAATCTTCAGCTTCAGGATCAGCTTCAGGTAATGATCTTGGTGTCTGTCTTGGTAATCTACCTCCATCAGATAGTTCAACAGGAGTTTCCTGTTCAATGCTCTGTTTTTGGTATTCCATTCTTGCGTTTTCAAATGCAAGAGTAGCCACTTTTTTATTAGCTTCAACCTGGGCTGCAGCGTCACCGTTTTCAATTGCTAACGCAAGATCTCTTTGCGCAGAATCCATTCCAGTTTTTAGATTATTTTCAAACTTTTTACTATAATCTAAATCTACTTTTCTAAATCGCTCGTTATCAAGTTGTCTTTTTGTTTCTACAGCTCTAGCATATTCAAGAGCAGAAGCTTCTCTTCGCTCCGCTTCTCTCATCTTACGAGTTAATTTCGCAATACGAGTTTGAACGCCTTTACCATAATCTTCTAATACTTCGTCCTGTTTTTCAGTATCCGTTTTTTCTTCTACTACTGTTTCGTGTTCCGTGGTTTCTGTTTCTGGTGCAGTATCAATAACTGCTTCCTCTTTTACTTCTTCAATAGATACATCGACCTCGGGGCCTGATGTGTCTAAATCGACAGTTTTTTTCTCTTCTTCTGGCATAGTGTCTCCTTCCGACTATGTTAATATTTGTGCAGGATGTCTGTTGGATCCTGTACTGTTGCAAGTATTTCATCTTCATTTAAAAGACGAACTTCGCCTCCTTCAATTTCGATACGTGAGCCTGCATAACGCGCAAAGACCACCCAATCACCGACCTTGCACCACGGACCATTGGGATATCTTTCTTTATCAACATAACACGCATCACCCATAGCAATAACGTTTCCGCATTGTGAGGCAACTTGTTGTCTGTCAATAGTTTCAGTTCCCATTATAATTCCACCATCAGTTTTTTCTTTCATTCTAAATGGTAAAATTAACATACGCCATCCTGTAGGCATAGGGAGCTTAGTGGTTTCTTTGGTAATTTCTTTTTTAGGTTCTTCTTTGTATTTGTCTAAAAGTGCTGACTTAACTTTTGGGACCTCTGTTGAGGTTAATGACTGTTCCGCTTGTTTCATTTTGTTCCTTATCGGTTAGCAGGGTAATGATTTCCTGACGCACTGATTCCAATGCGTTTATTTGTCCTATTATATACTTGTAAGTCTCCATCTTGTCAACTCCACCAGAAGTGACAGATATTGATAATTGATTTATTCTATTGTCTAATGCTCTTCTTAATTTAGTTATTACTTGTTCTGGTTCCATGGTTCCTTTCTATTTTGCTAGTTTATCCTTATTTGGACCTTTTTTTATTACGTAGTCTTGAGTTCCATTAGCTCCTGTTTCAACTTCTTTTTTCAAGTTTCTAAACAAACTCATTTGTTTTATCTTTCTGTAATTTTCTTTTAAAAAGCTCTCTATCGCTTTAGTATCTCTCATTAACAATTCCACGCTCTAAGTGATTTATTAATTCTTGAATTAGGATCTCTGGCTGTTTTAGCAGAAGTTAATTTCTTTTTCATTCCACCCATTCTAGCACAGAACGAAGCTCTTCTTTTATTTCCTACTTCTTTTGAGGGTGCTTTT